TCAGCCCGTCGCGGGCCATCGAGAAGATCCGTCTGTCGTTGGCGCGGCACTCGGTGTGAGCTGAGCGGCAGGGCGAGGGAGCGGCCCCGGGAGCCGGGCCGAGGATCGCGTCAGGTTTTGACCAATCTTTGATTTGACATAATACACAGGCTGTCCGGGGTCAATAGGGGCAAACCCGGCAGCAGCAGGGGAGGGGGCAATCAGGCTCACCGCCCCCACGGCGCCGACCACACAGGCCGCTGCCGCGCGCCCGATGAAGCGCCGCACCATGCGCGTCTTGCACGCGCTCTCCCGCTCCGATTCGAGCGCCGCCAGGACGATCCACGGCTGTGGGTCTTCGCCCATTTCCTCGGCCAGGGCGCCCGCGATGGCCGGGCTGATGTGGCCGCGCATGCGAGCGGTGTGGAGGGCATTCCGGCTCAGGTTCAACCGCTCGTGCCAGTAGGGCGCAGGCTGCTTTGACAGCGCGCGGTCTAGCAGGTCCATCGTGCTTTTGATAGCCATGTTCGATTAGACTCCTTGCACACATAGTGTTTGCACAATTGCAAACACACTGAATGCATCATATGGTGCGCTCCGCAAACAAGGTGTTTGCATTCATAGGAGCCACCATGATCCGAGTCAGCATCACCAGCACCGCCGTCCGCGAGCAAAGCGGCACGTCCAAAGTCAACGGCAAGCCCTACCACATGGCGTTCCAGACCGCGTGGTTCTGGCTGACCGACCGTGACGGCAAGCCCGACCCGCACCCGACGAAGGTCGAAATCATCCTGCCCAAGGATAAGAGCGACGGCGCGGCCGTGTTCTACCCCGAGGGCGAATACCAGTTGGCCCCTTCCAGCATCTACGTGGACTCGCGCGGAAACGTTGCGGTGGCTCCGCGTCTGGTGCCGCTCCGAGCGCCTGCGAAGTCTGCTGCGTAAGGGGCCATCCCATGCTGTCGCTTGAAGCGAGGCGGGCGGCGAAGCTGGCGCTCTTGGAGGGCGCCATCGCCGGGCTGTTGCGCGATGCCGATGAGATCGGCGTCGATGGCCTGACCATCAACGCCGAGGCCGACGCGGGGCAGATCGTCATCGATCTGACCTACACGTCGAAGGGTATGCCGGTGTCGGGAGAGTCGCTGTGAGGCGCGGCACGTTCCTTTGCCTGCTGCCGCGTGTGGCGGGTCATCCGCCCGCGTGGTTCCGTCTGTGCCGCGCGCAGCCGCTGCATGTCTGCCGGACGCTCGAAGGTGCGAGCGCACGCGCGAACCAGCCGGAGGCCTGGCTGTGACCGCCGCGCAGCACACGCCAGGCCGCGTCATGAGCATTGACGACGCCATGACCGCATTGACTTGTGCCCTCACATCCAAGGATCGGCTTTTGGCGGCGGAGGCCCTTGCCGCCGCAGCTAATCGTGAAGCCGAGCGGATTCGCGCCGCCATGAATGTCTCGCTCTATTGCTGCTATCAGTGCTTCCGCTCTGTGCCGTATCTGTTCGACGATTCCAGGTGCTCTCGTTGCACGCGAGTTTTGCCGGAGGCGTGACTGTGACTGTCGCGCCCGTGTTCCGTGTGTGGCCGGATCGAGCAGGGCAGGGCGCCGACAAGCGCACCGGCCCGCGCGTGGTGCCCTACCGCGCCATCATCTTCCGCCGCTCGTTCTGGCTGGAACGCCAGTTGGAGTTGCCGCTGTGAAGGGCGATGCTGTGTTCGGCGTCTTGCTGCTGCTGTTCATCGTCGGCGTGACTGCGGCTGTGCTGTGGTTGGAGTGGTCGCTGTGATTGGCGTGCTGCTGTGGCTGTTCTGCACGGCGATTGCGTTTGCGTCGTGGTTGGGGTGGCCGCTGTGATCCGCCTGACAAAGTGGATCGCGCTGCTGTTCGCGTGGTTCGCGTCCTTCCTGGCGCTGGGCGCGCTCAGTGAGTGGCGTTGGTGGATGTTCGTCGGCCCCGTCCTCGCGGCGGTTGTGCTGCTGCTGGTGTCGGTGACGGCGGCGGCTGTTGAAGCGGAGCGCAAGGCATGAACGTCGCCGCCGTCGCCACCCTTCGGGCCTCATCGCAGGCCCGTTTCCTCGCGGCCTGGGAGTCGCACGAGGCGCGCGCAGCGCGCGGGCTTGTCTCAGTATCAACAAGTGGTCTTGCGGCCCTTCCGACCGCGATGCAGTGGGCGGAAGGGTGCATCACTATCGACCGCGCGGCAGCGCGCGTTACCCGTCTGCGCAAGGCGGTCGGCGTTGCGAGCAAGTGCCACCTGAATCTCAGCGAGGGCACCGGCGAAAACAACGTCATGGTGACCCTCACCTACCGGGGCAATAACGACGACTGGCAACCGCGCCACGTCAGCGACTACATCCGCAAGGTGCGGCTGTGGTTCAAGGATCGGTGCCCCGGCCAGAAGCTGCGCTACGTGTGGGTGGCCGAGTTGCAGCAGCGCGGCGTCATCCACTACCACGCCGTGTTCTTCCTCCCCGCTGGCGTGCGCATGCCCCATGCCGACCGCAAAGGCTGGTGGCCCCACGGCAGCACGAACACGCTCAAGGCGACGGCGCCCGTCGCCTATCTCATGAAGTACGCCTCGAAGGTCCAGACGAAGAACGTAGGAGGGTTCCCCCGTGGAGCACGCATACACGGTTGCGGCGGGCTTGATGCTGTGGGCGCTGCTATTCGGCGCTGGTGTCTGTGGCCTGCGTATGTGCAGGGCAATGCTGCGGTGGGAGACGCCTTCAAGCCTGCGCAGGGAGGCGGCTATCTCAATGCTGACACCGGGGAGCTTCTCCGGTCTGAGTGGGCGCCAACGGGTGGCGGTTACAGCTGCTTTATTCGAGTCCGTGAATGCCCGCGACGTGTTGACGCATCGGGGCCTTTTTCGTGGCTCCCGGGTGTAGGGGAGGGCGATGCATGCGCACGCGTCCTTCACTGATCGACTGGCCCGACGCGCGCGCGCTGCGCACGCGTAGCGGGTGCTGCGCGTGGAAGGAGGGCAGGGCATGAGCGGTCAGGGCTGGTGGGCATTCGCGTTCTTCATCGCGGCGCTGTGGGGTTGCTCGCAAACGCCCCCCGTTGCGTCAGCGCAGTGGTGGCATGACCGGAACTTGGAGGCTGCGAAGTGGCCTCCGCACGAATGGAGGCCGCGATGAGCATGGATTGGAGCAACGCGGCAGACGTGGTGCAAGCCATCTACTGGACGGTGCTTTTCATCGTCTTCTGCGTCGGTTACGGCCAAGGCAACAGGATGGTGTGATGTTCGACGTTGCTGTGATTCTCAAGTTAATCGGCGCTGCTGCCGGCATGTATGTCACGGGCTTTGCGGCTGGCAAGGCTGCAGCGTGGGTGCGTGCCATCGGCAACGTCCTCTGAGTCGGCATATCGCCGCACCGTGGCCGGGTCGGTTCACCCGGTAGGAGAAGTGAAGATGATCGAGAAGACCCGCGCCGTTGTGCGCAAGTATGGCCCGCAGGTGACCACGGCTGTGATGACCCTGCCGTTGGCCCTGGCGGCGCGCGCCCAGGCCACCGATCCTTTCGATGCGGCGGTGGACACCATCACGACGAAGGTGGAAGCCTACGGCGGCGCCCTGGTCGGCCTCGCCGCCGTCGCCGTGGTGTTCTTGGTGGGCGTGAAGTACGTCAAGAAGATTCCGCGCGCGAGCTAAGCATGCGGGCCACCGAACAGCACATCCGCGCCCTGCTGCGCATCGTCGCGGCGGTGCTGTTCGTGTGGGCGATGCCGGCGCATGCGTTGATCCCTCCGTTGACGAATGCCTACTATGTAGATCAGCACACGTTTTTGGGGCTCACGTCGCCCCGCACGGGCTACCACTCCACGAACGTTGACGCCTGTAGTGAGTGGATGGATATCGCTCAAGGCACGTGGAGCGGCTATCCGACGCGGGACGGTGTTGTTGGTGGCGGCAACTATGGGACGTGTCGGATATCTACGGTTGGTGGATCGAGCGTCTATAAGGTCATCAGCCGCGCGTCGTCGGTATGCCCGGCGAACAGCACGGCGGTATCGGGCGGCTGTCAGTGCAACGCCGGCTATGCAGAGCAGGGCGGGCAGTGCGTGGCGAGTCAATGCAATTCGACCATTGGGAAGACCATTGAGATAACGTCAACCACGGGGTGGACGCGGACGCCCAACGATAACGATTTCAATTGGATTGGCGGGGGTCCTGAATATTCATTCGGCAAGACGTTGTGTGAGGCTGGGTGCGGCTATGAGGTCGGCTATGACGTTGTGGACGCGTCCATTTCGCAGACACCGAATGCGCAGGGCCTGTATAGGAATTCGACCACGTACAAAGCTACGGGTAACGGTGCGGCTTGTACGCTGGGGCCGGAAGATGCGAATAACCCAGCGGCACCCGAGCCTGATTGTCCGGGCTATGTAGGTGAGGTGGGCGGCGTTGCTGGATGCTACGGGACTGCTCAGAAGCCGGTTGATACGGTGAGTGTGCCGAGGAGCGATGGCACGCCGAGGGCGGGCAATCCGCCTTCTGGCAAAGTGCCGGATCAGGATGTGGGCAAGTCGCCTGGGGAGCGTACGCCGTCAACAGGCAACGGCGGTAACGCGGGCGGACCATCGGGTGCCGCCCAGGGCGGTCGCGGCGGCGGCGCTGGCGGCGCGTCGAGCGGCACCGGCAACACGAACAAGCCCGGCGAGGGCGAAGAACAGGAAGCATGCGGAGCGCCGGGTCAGCCCGAGTGCACGGTGAAGATCAACGAGAAAGGCACGCCCGGCGATCCGAAGAACAAGCAACTCGAAGACGGCGTGAACGAGTTAAAGCAAGCGCAGCAGGATGCACTCAACAATGCCGAGAACACGGCCAAGGGCTGGTTCAGCGGCTGGGGCTTCGGCTTCTCGCTGCCGTCAGGCTGCACGCCGCTCGATATGGACGGCTACGAGTTCTCGGTCAACTTCTGCCGGTGGCAGAGTGTCATCCACGACATCATGAGCATTGTGTGGCTCATGGTCACTGCCTGGGCCTGTATCGGCATGGTCGGGCGCACGGTGAGAGGAGGTAGCTGATGCCGTTACTCGCGCAACTGTTCATGGGCCTGTTCGGCTCGCTGCTCGGCGGGCTGGCGAAGGACGCCACGCGCAAAGCCGTCACGTTGGCCGCGACGATCACATCATTCGGGGTTGCGGCTGCTACGCTGATGCTGGCGTTTCAGAGCATCGTGTCGCCCATGCTCTCGGCGATGTTCTCCACCGGCTACGGTCAGGCGCTCGGGCTGGCATTCCCGCCTGTCGCGGGCGATTGCCTTGCGAGCTACGTCCTATGCTGGCTGGCGTGTGCCGCGTATCGCGCGCACCTGCGCATCACCGAAGCCACCGCGAGCGCCTGATGCCCGTCTACAGCGTCGAGGGCAAGTTGGGCACCGGGAAGACCAAATTCGCCGTGTGGCGCGCGCAGCAAGCCCTATTCGAGGGCCGCAGGGTCGCCAGCAACGTCGATCTGAAATGCGAGGTGCTGAACCCGTTCGGTCGCAGCAACTACGTTCGCATCCCGGACAAGCCGTCATCGCTGGACCTCGAAGCCATCGGCCACGGCAACCCGGACAGCTACGATGAAGACCGTAACGGGGTGCTCATCCTCGATGAGTTGGGCACTTGGCTCAACGCGCGCAGCTTTCAGGACAAGGACCGCGCGCACGTGCTGGACTGGCTTATCCATGCGCGTAAGCTGGGGTGGGACGTCTACCTGATCGTGCAGGACGCCGGCATGATCGACAAGCAGGTGCGCGAAGCCCTGATCGAGTATCAGGTCCGGTGCATGCGTGGCGACCGCATCAAAATCCCGATCCTCGGCCACGTCCTGGGCGTGTTCAACAAGCGATGGGCCTACCTGCCCAAGTTCCACATGGCGACGGCGCGTGTCGGCTACGGGGCCGGGGCCATCGTCGCGGAGCGGTGGCAGTATGTGGGCAAGGGCCTGCACGCGGCCTATGACACGCGGCAGGTGTTCTCACCCAGCTACCCGCACGGCGCGCACTGCGTCCTGCCGCCGTGGGACTGGAAGCCCATCGAAGCCGGCTGGATGGCGGGCCTCCGGCGCATCCTGGGTGTCAAGAAGCCCGAACCCAGGCCCAGGCCCCAGCCGCTGCCCAAGAAGCCGCTGGCGGTGATTCTGGCGCGTCTGCCGGCCCATGAATCGGTGCGCTGGACGCGGTACTGCATCGCGCGGGGCTTCCTGTAGGCCGGGGTTCGGGGTATGGGGCAGCGCCCCATGCTGGCCGGTCCAAGATGGCGAGTCTCCCGGTTAGTGGCTGGAAGCTTCGACCGGTAGGCAAGGCGAAAGCTGGACATGCAGGCCGGGCGCATCGAGGCCGATGCAAGCCAGGATGAATCACCGCGAGGCAGGACAGCGGCAAGCCACGGAAGGCGATTCGTGCTTGCAGAACAGACCGCCGAAGGCGCGGGGGCCTCGCATACCATCGCCGCATGCGATGGCTCCCGCTCGTTCTCTCCCTGGCCCCGGTCCTGGCGTCCGCGCAGTCCTACATGGGGCAGGACCGGATCAACCAGCTTTGCGCGGAAAAGGCAGTGAATACGTGTACGGGCAGGCGCTTCGGCCCGTGCCCTGGGGAGCCTGGATATCGGCCGAGTCCGAATCATCCCAGCGAGGTTCGTCCCCCAGGAACGGAGAGTTGGCCGCAGGGTCCGATCGTTCTGCCTCCATCAAAGCGATCATGCGCCAAGCTTGATGCAGCTCGCGCTGCCGCATCGCAGCGAGCGCGTGATAGTGCGCGATGAGGTTGCCGCGCTCGGCCTCGAGCGCCGACATGCCGAACCGTGATTCCCAGTACAGGGCCAGATGTGCCGCCCGGGGCGCGCCTCGATGCCGCCAGCGCCGTAGCGTGCGCTCGGTGACGCCGAGGTAGCGGGCGATCTTGGCGGGCGGCAGGCCCAGGTCCTGGCACATCAGGTCAAAGGGCGGCAGGTGTGCCGGCGAGGGGGCGCGGAACAT